TGAACCAGAGCCTGAACCAGAGCCTGAACCAGAGCCTGAACCAGAGCCTGAACCAGAGCCTGAACCAGAAGTTACTATTACTGATGGTAACGGTGAAAGAGTATATTCTACAGGTGATCAACCAGATCTGCCCACTTCGGATAAAGAAGTATTTCCTAATCCGAATGAGTATCCTCCTTTTACAGTTGATCCTACTACAGTTGATTCTCCAGAGCCAACGTCAGAGCCAACGTCAGAGCCAACGTCAGAGTCAGCGTCAACGTCAACGTCAGGAGCTTCTTCAGCATCAGCATCAGGAGATTCTTCAGCATCAGCATCAGGAGATTCTTCAGCATCAGCATCTGCCCCAGAGCCTCAACCAGCGACTGTTTCTGAAGGAGGCTCTGTTGATGATATATTACTTAGACAAATATATGAAGGTGTGTTAGCCGGTATACTTCCTATTGACGAATACATACGAATAGGAGGGATTTTTGTTGATGAGCTTAGACAGGGGATTCCTGCTTCTGAAGTATACCCGCAGGTCGTAGAACCAGAGCTACCTCCTGCTGTTGAACTAGACGAAACAGGAGAGCCTGTTGACAAAGAAGAAGAAGAAAATCTTTTTATTTTTGAACCTGTTTTTGACGAAAATCCTGATACAATAGACATTGACCGTGGCGATCCCACAGTAACTATAGTTAATCCTATAGAAACTACTGATACTTCTACAGGTCTTCCCACAGTAACTATAGTTGATCCTGTAGAAACTACTGATACTTCTACAGGTCTTCTTACAGGAACTACAGTTAATCCTATAGAAACTACTGATACTTCTACAGGTCTTCTTACAGGAACTACAGTTAATCCTGTAGAAACTACACAAACAGTTTTAACAGACGGTACTGATGGTATAGATGGTACTGACGGTATAGATGGTATAGATGGTATAGATGGTACTGCTGGCATAGATGGCATAGATGGTATAGACGGTATAGATGGTACTGCTGGCATAGATGGCATAGATGGCATAGATGGCATAGATGGCATAGATGGTACTGCTGGCATAGATGGCATAGATGGCATAGATGGTACTGCTGGCATAGATGGCATAGACGGCATAGATGGAGAACAAGGAGAACAAGGAGAACAAGGAGAACAAGGAGAACAAGGAGAACAAGGAATTAGAGGACAAGCAGCTACACGCACAACAGATGCTTTGTTTGATGACGAATTGTTTAAGTTTAAGACTCCTGATTTAGAATACAGCGAATTAGAGAAGTACATAAGAAAAAGGTACAACATATGACATATCTCAGTATAATAAATGCTGTTCTACGGCGAATGAGAGAAACAGAAGTAACTTCTATAAGCGAAACTGCTTATGTTTTGTTACTTGGTGAGTTAGTTAATGAAGCTAAAAGAACAGTAGAAAGCGCATGGGATTGGTCAGCGCTTAGAGCAGATATAGATTTTAATGCTACAGCAGGAACTGTTAGTTATTCTTTAACAGGAAGCGGTGACAGACCTACAGTTTTAGATGTGATAAACACAACGTCTAAAAAAAGAATGTGTTATGAGACAACAGCACAGTTTAGAAACTTTACAAAGTTAAATGATGCTCAAACAGGTTCACCTTTTTATTTTACTTATAACGGCATTGACGCTAACGGAGACACTAAGGTAGATGTCTATCCTACTCCTGACGCTACTTATGCGCTTTCTTTTACTGTTGTTAAGCGGCCAGCAGACCTTTCAACGTCTACCGATACTCTTCTAGTACCGTCTGCTCCTGTAATACAAATAGCTACTGCCTTGGCCGCTAGAGAGCGTGGAGAAACAGGAGGAACATCAGCCGCCGAACATTTTGCTTTAGCAGACAGAACTTTGTCAGACGCAATAGCTTTTGATGCAGCTAAATACCCTGAAGAACTTGTGTGGCGAGTGTTGTAATGGCACAACAACTACAAAATGTAACTATTTCAGCACCAGCGTTTTTTGGTATAAACACCCAAGATTCTCCTGTTGATTTAAATCCTTCTTTTGCGTCTATAGCAGACAACTGTGTTATAGACACTTATGGTCGTATTGGCGCTAGAAAAGGTTTTGATTTATTAACGACTAATGGCGCTACTGTATTAGGGACAAGCAGGGGTATTGAAACTATATTTGAGTATATAGACCAAAGCGGTGACATAAAAATATTATCAGCAGGAAACAATAAAATATTTAGTGGTACAACTACCCTTACAGACATAACACCTAGCGGCTATACGCCTACAGCTAACAACTGGAAGTTTGTTAATTTAGCTAACCATGCTTATGGTTTTCAAAGAGGTCACGAATCTATAATCTACACAGATGAAAGCGGTAGTGGCGTTTTATCAACTTTTTCAGGACACTCTCATTCTTCTGGTACTGCACCGCAAGCTAATGAAGTTTTAGCTGCTTATGGAAGACTGTGGGCAGCAGATGTGTCAGGAAACAAACATACAATATTTTTTAGTCATTTAGGTGTAGGCCACCAATGGACGGGAGGATCATCAGGTAGTTTAGATATAACAACTGTTTTACCTAATGGATCAGATGATATTGTTGCACTTGCAGCGCATAATGGTAAACTAGTTATTTTCTGTAAGAACACTATTATTATATACACAGGTGCTACTAACCCAGCAACTATGGTTCTTGAAGATACTATTATAGGTATAGGTTGTATTGAAAGAGATACCTTAGTAAACACAGGAACAGACTTGTTGTTTTTGTCTTCTTCTGGTGTTAGATCGTTAAGTAGGACTGTACAAGAAAAATCTGCTGCTATTGGCGACATAAGTAAAAATGTAAGAAACGACTTACTTACTCTTATACCTATACAAAACCAAGCAATTAAAGCCGTATATAGTCCTGAAGAATCTTTTTATCTTTTAGTGTTACCTACTAGTGAAATAGTGTATGCGTTTGACACTAGGATACCTCTTGACAATGGTGCTTATAGAGTTACAACTTGGTCAAGCATAACACCTTTAAGTTTTGCTAGATTATCGACAAATAAACTATACATAGGTAAGGCTTTAGGTATTGGAGAATACAAAGGATACCTTGATAATGATGCTAGTTATCAGCTTAGGTACTTTAGTAATCCTTTGGCTTTTGATAGTGCTTCCAATGTTAAATTCCTTAAAAAGTTTAAGTTAACAATTATTGGTGGCTCAGGAACACAGATGACTCTTAATTGGGGATATGATTACTCTGAGTCTTATACTAAGCAAGCTTTGTCTTTTTCAGGCACTGTAGGGGACGCTGAAGTAGCTGAGTATGGTGTATCTGAATACAACACTATATCAGAATACACAGCTTCTTTGTTTGTAAATACACCTTCAGTAAATGGAACAGGCAGCGGATCAGTAGTCTCTGTAGGTTTAGAAGCACAAATTAAAGACGTATCTTTTTCTATACAAAAAATTGACATACAAGTATTATTGGGACGACTAATATGACAGATTATACTAAGACAACAAACTTTGCCTCTAAAGATGCTCTTCCTTCCGGTAATGCTAATAAAATTGTTAAAGGAACAGAGATCAATACTGAGTTTGATAACATTGCAACAGCAGTAACAACTAAAGCAAACATAGCAAACCCTGCGTTTACTGGTGTTGTTTCTTTTCCTGATGGGTCAGCAAGTAACCCAAGTATAACTAATACTGGTGACACTAACGCTGGTTTATTCTTTAGTGCCGCAGATACCTTAGCTTTTAGTGCCGGAGGTACAGCGCAAGTTGTTTTTGCTGATGGTGTTATTTCTCCTGTTACAGATTCAGATGTAGATTTAGGGACTAACTCTCTACGCTTTAAAGACGCATATGTAGACTCTGTTACAGTCACAGGTAACGGTGCAATTACAGGCGACTTAGACGTAGATGGTACAATAGAGTTTGATGCTCTTTCAGGAACAGGCTCTGTAGCTATTACAGACATTCTTGATGAAGATGATATGGCCTCTAATAGTGCTACAGCTTTAGCAACTCAACAATCTATTAAAGCATACGTTATAGCACAACAGGACACCGTAGATAGTTTAAGCGAAGTATTGGCACTTGGAAATACAACAGGTGATACAGATATCTCAGTAACTGATGATACTAAGGTTCAGTTCAGAGACTCTGCAATCTACATCAACTCAAGCGCAGACGGCCAGCTTGATATAGTCGCTGACACTGAGATTCAGATAGCTGCTACAACTGTAGATATTAATGGTGCTGTAGCTCTTAATGGTGCAGTTACTGGCGCAACTAATGTCACTCTTAGTGGAGAGCTTGATGCGGCTACAGGTGACTTCTCAGGCGCAGTAGATATTGATGGCGCTTTAGATGTAGCAGGAACAACTAACTTAGATGTTGTTGACATTGATGGTGCTACCCAGATTGACGCTACTGTATCTGTAGGTGTAGATGATACTGGCTACGACGTTAAGTTTTTTGGAGCTACCTCTGGTAAAAGTTTACTGTGGGATGAAAGTGCTGATAGTTTAATTGTTACGGGTACATCACAGGTAGCCAACACAGCTATTGCTTCTGTAGCAATAAGCGGGGTATCACGAGCTTCTAACACTGTTACGGTTACTAACTCTGCGGTTCACGGTCTTACACAAGGAGATATAGTTAACTTAAATGGAGTGTCTGACACGTCTTTTAATGGTTATTTTACTGTAGCCAGCATATCTAGCACTACAGTATTTACGTTCGCACAAACAGCAGCTAATGCAACTTCAAGCGGTGGATTTACTACAGAGATTGTTTATAGTTTACTTTCTAGTGGTACGGCTCTAAGTTCGTTTGCTGGCCCTGTAGTTTTAAACGCAAACAGCGCAATAGATGGGTTAGAGATTACTCAGGCAGGGGCAGGTGACGCTCTAAATGTTACAGGTACTACAACCATGACAGGTAACTCTACTGTTAGTGGTACTTTGGGTGTAACAGGCGTGTTAACAGGCACATCCCTAGACATTAGCGGCAATATAGACGTAGACGGCACGACTAACCTTGATGTCGTGGACATCGATGGTGCTGTTGATATGGCAAGTACTCTAGCGGTTGCAGGTGATGCAAACTTTGATAGTGGTACTTTATTTGTAGATGCTAGTGTTAACTC